AGGGTGCGTCGTTTGCACAGGCGTTTGCGCCCGCTGGACAGCAAGTAGCCGGGACCGTGGCAAAAGAAGCGGGAACCGCTATTGCGAAGCAAGCTGCAGCCCCCGGCTTCTTCCAAGGGTTTGGTGAGTCCGCTAAAATGGGCCTCGGTACCGGCATCCTCTCTAAAGCCGCTGTCCCGCTTGCTACTATGGGTGTGCTTGGCGGTGTCTCGAACGCACTGACCCCGACATACAAGCCCGGCAAGGACAAGAAGGAAGTTGACGAGTACGGCTACACCGGTCCTTACCAAGCGCACCGTGAAGTGCTTAACCCCTATGATGCGGCTAACACGCCCTTCGACCCCACCAACTTCGATTCTTCGGAGCGGCTTTATTTTGGACCTACGTCGTACACCGATGCTTCGGGTAAGGCATGGACTCCGGGTCAAAAGACTACGCCTACGGCAGCCAACGCTTCTTCGTTCATGGCAAACCCGGTTACGATCACCCCCGAAGAGCGCATGCGGCTGTTTGGCTACGCTGAAGGTGGTCCGGTAAGAGGGCAGTATCTGTTTGGGGCTCCTAGCGACCTTGCTACTTCCTACCCTGCACAGGCGTCCGGTCAGCAGCAGCAGCCTAAGGTTTCGTCGCAGTTTTCAGCGGCGGAGCAACCCACTGTATATGTACAGCCAGAGTCCTCTCCCTATATGCAGCAGTCTGCATACGGGCAGCCGAGCCCGCAAGCAAACAATCCCAACGACCCCAACAGCGCGAGCGGTATCAAGGGTCTCCCCGGACTGCGGCGCGGGGGCGAAGTGCCCCTCAAGAACGGCTCGTTTATTGTTGATGCTCGCACGGTCTCGGAGCTTGGTAACGGCAGCAGTGGCGCGGGTCAGGACCTCCTTGCGCGTCTTGGCGGCATGCCTATCCGTGGTCCCGGTGACGGTGTCAGCGATTCAATTCGGGCCAGCATTGGCGGTTCGCAGCAAGCCCGCGTAGCGCGTGACGAGGTTCACTTCAGCCCTGAAGCCGTGCAGCGTCTCGGTAGGGGCAGCCAACAGCGGGGCACCCAGAAACTCTACGCTCTTATGAACAAGGCTCAGACGGCACGCAAGAAAGCCAAGCGTGGTCAGGATACAGGGCTTCGTCGGGGCATTGCCTGATGCAGATTGCGCTTATCCCTACTGAGCACGTACAGAGCGTGTGGCCCCGAGTGGCAAGGCACATGGCTAAAGCTGCCGAATATACGTATGGTAGATACGAGCCGGAAGACATACTAGACTCCCTCATTCAGTACGACCACCACCTCTGGATAGCTTTTGAAGGCGAAGACGTTAAAGGCGTCACAATAACTAGGCTCGCGCAGTACCCTCGTATTAGGTGCCTAGATATGGTATTCTGTGCGGGCGACGAGGGTATGGAGTGGAAAGACCCCATGCTTAAAGTACTCCAGCACTGGGGTTACGATAATCACTGTGATCGTATAGAGTCTTCTGGTAGGTTCGGCTGGGCTAAGATTTTCAAAGATGATGGGTATAAAGCGCTGTGGCAAGTGTTCGAACTGCCGGTAGCTAATTCAGGGTTAGGAGCTTAACATGGGCAGTGGTCCTAGTGCACCAACAACGACGACTGTAAACCAGAACACGTCGAACCTTCCTGAGTATGCACGGCCATACTTTACCTCCATGATGGGGCAGGCTCAGGCGCTTACGAGGCAGCCTTATGTCCCCTATGAGGCTAACCGCCTCGCCGGGTACACCCCCGAGCAGCAGCAGGTTCAGCAGAATATCCTTGGGCAGCAGCTACCCGCTAACTTCCAAGCCGGGTCTCAGCTAGCCGCAGCCTCGGGCCTTGGTGCTCTCGGTGCTAGTCAATACGACCCTAGCCAGTTTGGCTATCAGCAAGTTCAGGGGCCGAACCTCAACTACTTCCAGATGGGTGGTCCGCAGGAGTTTGGGAGCGAGCAGGCCCAACAGTACATGTCGCCCTATGCCCAGAATGTCATCGACGTTCAAAAGCGGGAGGCAATCCGGGATGCTCAGCAGGGGCAGCTTGCCCAGAACCTCGGTGCTGCCCGTCAAGGTACTTATGGTGGTGCCCGGCAGCTTCTTGCGGCTACGGAGCGAGAGCGTAACCTAGGTAACCAGTTGGGCCAGCTTGAAGCGACCGGCCTCCAGAACGCCTATCAGAGTGCCCAGCAGCAGTTCAACACTCAGCAGGCCCTTGCGCAGCAGGCAGGGCAGCAGAATCTGCAGGCGGCTCTCGGTGTCCAAAATACGGGCTCTCAGAATTGGATGCAGGGGGCTCTGGCTAACCAGCAGCAGTATATGGATGCGCAGCGGGCGCAGGAACAGTCGCGTCAGTTCGGTGCTAATCTCGGCCTTCAGGGTCTTCAGCAGGCTAACCAGTCGGCTCAGACACTCGGCAATCTTGGTGCTACGCAGCAGCAGGCACAGACAGCCCTCTACGGTCAGCAGCAGCAGGCAGCGGCTCAGACACAGGCGCTCCAACAGCAGTATCTTGACCAGCAGTATCAGGATTTCCTTGCGCAGCGCGATTACGGTAGGAACAACCTCTCGTTCTACAGTAACATTCTGCACGGCGTTCCTGTTCCGCCTAGCACAACTTCGACCCAGACGACTACAGGTACTGCGCCTTCACTGGGTGCGCAGCTTATGGGTACTGGGCTTGGGGCACTTAGCGCGTATAAGATGGCGACGGGGTAAGATATTATGGCGGTTGGCGTCCAACCAAAACCCTTCGGCATCCAGTCTCCCGAACAGGTTGCTAAAATTTATGGTGGTAACAAGCAGCGGATCGCTGAGGCTATGCGGCTGGGCATTGTGGACCCTACTGTCGGTACGCTCGCTGGTATGTTTATTGACCGCATGGCAGCAGGTGCGCAGCAGTCGCAGGCCCCTCAGGGCACGGTAGCCAGTCAAGTATTTAATCCGCAGACGCCTCCCGCTCAGGCTCCCGGTGGCGCTGGCGGTTCTTTGCTGGATATCGGTGCTCCCCCGCCTGATATGCCGATGCCTCCCCAGTCGCCGCAAGATATGCAGCCCATGGGTCCGGGTATGGCCGAAGGCGGCATGGTGGCGTTCGCTGATGGCGGTCTGGCTACGCTCCCCCTGCCCGACGATATGTTTAACTCGTCTGTGGGCGACAACGACGTCCAGAACTACGCGCCGGGAGGTGTTGTGGCTTTTGCCGATGGCGGGGCACTTGATCCTATGGATATCCGCAACGCGCTGCGGGCACAGGAAAGTTCTGGTGACTACGGCGCTATTAACGCAGAGGGTAGCGGCGCGATGGGGGCCTACCAGTTTATGCCCTCCACTGCTCGTGCGCTCGCTAAGCGCCTGAACTTGGCTTATCGCCCAGACCTTATGGCCGGTAGTGGCGGACGTTCTAAAGAAGGGCAAGCCTACCAAGAACGCCTTATGGACGCGCAGATGGGGGATATCTTGCGGTTCAGCGGGGGTGACATCGATAAAGCGGCAGCCTACCATTTCGCAGGGCCAAACAGAGAAGGTTGGGGTAAGGACACGCGCAAGTACATGGCCGATATTAGGGGGCGTGTGGGGGCTCCTCCGGCTGGCGCGTCTCCTCCTGCGGCAGGGGCAGGGGGGCTTGGGTCACTTGCGAACGAGTTCCCCGGCGCGATAAAGTCTGCAACCACCGAGTACGATAAGCTGTTTCCGACTCCCCAGCACGAGGCGCAGAACAAGCTGCTTGAGTATGTTAACGCCCAAGCAAGCCCCGAAGCTCTCAAGAAGCAAGCTTATCAGGATAAGTGGGCGATGCTGGCCGAGATTGGGTTCGGCATGGCTTCCTCTAACTCCCCCTACCTGCTTCAAGCTATCGGGGAAGCAGCCTCTGCTGCACTGCCCGGTGCTAAGAAAGCTAAGGAAGCCCGCGATGCCAAGAGCCTTGCAGCGCTGCAAGCGTATGCACAGGCGGAAGGGATCACTAACCGGGAAGCGCTGGAACGCCGGAATGGTATTATGAGCCTTGCCAAGGATCAGATGGACTTCAAGAACAAGGACCTTGAGCGCTTTAAGGATATAAAGACTGCGGAGATAATGACAGACGCGCGCGTTACGTCAGCGGGAGTTGCAGCGGACGCAAGGGTGTTGGCAGCGGAGAAAGCGGCGGCGGCTAAGATAGAAAACGCCCCCATGGCGCAAGCTATCGCGGCTGCCAGACAGAATATCCTAGATCAGTTTGCCGCTGGGCAGGCGGTGCAGGACCCCAACAACCCCAAGCGTTATTATCGCGCACCAGACGGAGGTCAAAAACCTTCTGCTAAATTTATAGCCGAGCTAGCCCGCCGTATCGCGTATAAGTATATTACCACAAAGAAACCAGACGCGGTGCTACCCACTAACCCGTGGGATGTTAATCGCACAGGTGTTAATGCTGGTGCTGGTGCCAATACGAGTGTGATGCAGTTCGACAAGCAAGGTAATCCTATCCAATGACGCGCTATGCCAAGCTTGCCGATGGCCGAGTTCTGGCATTCCCCGATGACACTCCAGATGAAGTTGTCGTTCGGGTAGCAAAAGAACAGACCCTAGCTGCACCCAAAGAAGGCCCCGGCTTCCTCGGCACTCTGGGGGATATCGGCGCTGGTCTTGTGCGGGGTACAGGCAATCTTATCGGCGCGCTTGGTTCTGAGGCTGTGTTGGAATTGCCGCAGATAGGGCGGTCTCTTGCTAAAATTGACCCTATAATTGGTACTTTGTCCGCGCTTGAGTCGGTATTCGCATCAGATGCGTTCAAAGCAAAACAACAAGCCGCTGCAGCTGCTGCAGCTGCTGCAGACAAAGAATGGGCGCAGACGGTTGCGCCCGTAACCGGTGCTATCCAAGGTGCAGGTAAAGCGGTAGCTAATCTAGCCCCTGAGCGTGTTACACCAGACTGGGAGCACTCTCAGGGTTTCTTCGGGGGCCTTGGTTCTATTGTTGCCACAGCAGCTGAAAGCGCCCCAACTACTCTGGCTGCGCTGGCTACTACCATCGCCACTAAGAATCCGGCAGCGGGTATGGCTGTCATGGGTACACTGGGTGGTTTGCAGACGTACAGCGGTATCCGGCAGCAGCAGAAGCGAGAAGGTATTGACGATGTGGACCGCGCCCTGCTGGGCACGGCTGCGAGTACTGCGCTCGACGTATTCACGGGTAGCGGCGGGGCTATCTCCAAGATCGGTAGAGCGACTGCCAAGGAAGCGCTTGAGCAGGGCATGCGCCATATCGTCAAGGAGGCGGTAAAGACGGGCGGCAGTGAAGGTCTCACTGAAATGGCCCAGAACCTGATTGAGCAGGTTGCTGGCGGCGCTGACCCTACGACCAAACAAAACATGCTGCAGACTGTTGAAGCCGGTCTGGTTGGTGCTCTTATGGGTACGCCAGTAGGTTTTGCCTCTGCCAAGATTAACGCTGCGCGCACTGAGGCAGCACGGGCGGCACCCGCACTAGACACCGTAGATATCCTGAAGGATAGTCCGGGCGGTGGGCAGGCCCCCGAAGCGCTTGATATTCTTACTGTGCCCGACAAGAAGGGTGCGGTCGTCGTCCGCGATGCTGGCGGCAATATCCAGACGGTTAGCATCAAAGATATCGAAGGGATGCGCGCTCCCCCAGCTGAGGGCGCAGAGCACGAGCCCCTACACGAAGCGCTTACTCGCAAGGCGCAGGAGCGTAAGGAGGCTTACGAATTTACCAAGGCCACTCAGGATGCTCTCAGGGACCCTGAGAACCAAGATGCTATCGACATTATCGCTAAGCGCTACGTCACTATGTATGGCTTGGGGCAAGAAGAAGCGGTAAAGTACGCGAAAGCTAACATTGCCAAAGCCCGTGCGCCACAAGCGGGTACTACTGCTACCGAAGAACCCGGTATGCCGGAAGACCTGCAGCCGTTTGCCCCACCTGAAGCTTACGCCGACGAGATGGGTCAGGCTGCCGCGCCTGCTGCGCCTCCTCCTGCTGCGCCCCCCCTTACTATTAGTCCCGCTGAAAAAGCTGCGACTATCCTTGAGGATACTTCGGGCAAAGCCCTGCGTCAGTACGCAGATGCAAATGGCATCGACGAAGAAGAGGCTATCTCGCGCCTAGAGAGCGCAGCGGAAGAAGAAACCGGACCTACGGGCATGCGCTATATGCGCGGTCGCACTCCGAGAACTTCCGCAGACGCGGGGTTTTTTGGTGACGAGCTACCCAAACAGGAAAAAAGCCGTCTCGATAAGCGCGAAGAGCTTGAGCAGCGCAAGCTGGAACTTACTCCCGAAGAGCGCGTTGCACAGCAAGAGCAGGTTGGCGCTGAAGCCGAACAGCGCATCGCAGAAGCCCAGCAGCGCAACAAGGAGATCGAGCAGCAGCGCATATCCAAGGTCCAGAATGACATCTGGGCGGCAAATAAGGCCAACAAGCCTTACGAAGTGCGGTATGTGCCGAACTCACCGAGGCCCTATCAGGTAGTCGGTCCCGAAGAAGCAGACGGCTCGCGCGAGCTTTTTGTTGCCGAGGATAACCTCACTGATTTCGAGAACGCCGCTGGCGACCTCGTTCCATTTACGTCGCGCCCGCTGTCCGCGCAGGCTGTCGAGGGTGGCCGAGAAGTCCCCAACACTCCGTACACGCAGCTTAACCAAGACCTCGTCGATGAGATCAACGCTGCCCGTGCGGCGAACAAGATCACGGATAGTGAGAAGGCTGCGCTCTTCCAGCAAATCGTGGCCTCGTCTAACCGAGGCGGCGCTAAGAAGATTATTGAAGGGGGCGAAAAAGCTTACCTCGCTGCCATGAACGACCTGCGCAATGCGGATAGTGACGCGGCTAAGAGCGCTGCTGAACTTGACGCTGCTAACATCGCAGGTGACCTGCGCCGTGTCGTTAATAACGTAGTGGGTAACCCTGTTCGCGCCCGGTTGAAAACCCTCACTGAAGCTCGGGAAGATGAGCAGGCTGGTGCTAAGCAGCGCGTGGGTAACGCTAAGGTGCAGGAAGCCCTTGGTCGGGCCGAAGGGGAAGACGTTGTCCCCGAACAGCGCGAACAGCGCGAAGCCGGTATCGACCTAGCCGAAGCCAAGCCCACCAAGTACATGCGCGGCGAGAAGGAAGCCGGTGGCCCCCCTAAGGTAGTGTCCGTCGAGGAAGCACAGAAGGCAGTCGATGCGGCAAGCGCTCCGTGGAAAGGCCAACTCAATATCTCCGTCGTCAACTCTATCGCGGACCTACCGATAGACCTGCGCCGTGCGATGGAGAAGGATGGTGCCCAAGATGCGCTGGGCTTTGTGGCTCCTGACGGTACGATCTACATCATTGCCGATAACGCGCTCTCAGTGCAGGACGTTCGTGCCGCCCTCTTCCATGAAGCTCTCGGGCACATTGGCCTTGAGAAGCTCTTCCGTAGCACTCTCGATACTGCCCTCGTGGGTATGTATAATAACAATGCCAAGTTGAAGGCTGATGTCGATGCTTGGATGGCGGAAAACCCCGATGCCTACAAGCGGGACAAGAACACGCTGGCGCGCGCCATTGAAGAAGTACTTGCTGGGCGCTCTGAAGGTGGGCGTCTTGAGGTCTCGTTCTTCCGTAAGATTGCTACCATCATCCGTAACTTTGCGCGCCGTATGGGTATTAAGGTTGCGCTTACTGACGGTGACGTAGCTGCTATCCTCTCGATGGCTCACGACCAAGTGGTACGCGGTAAGCAGGAGAGCACCGTTGTGAAGGGCCTGCGGTACATGACCGCCATGCGCCCCAAGACACCGGAGCAGAAGATTAACCGGGGTGTCCAGAAGGCGCAGCTTAGCAGCGGGGCTACGTTCTTCGAGGGGCTAGATGAGGCCAGCCAAGGCTGGATCGAAAGCTCTAAGGAAAATGCTGGCGCGAGGCTTGAAGCGCTTAGCGCTACTGCCCTACCCAAGAAACTGCTTACTACTACTACGTCCAGCATCCTCGAAGCTATCAAGCGCATGAACCCGCCCGTTGGCGACATCATTGCAAAACTTGACGATACTGAGCAGTACATGCGCGGTATGCGGCAGTCGATGAAGAAGGCCCTGAGCCGCAGGACCAAAGAGTTTGAGAAGTTTGTCAATAAGTACAAGCAGGATGTGATCTCGGGCATGATGACGATTGCCCGTGTCAACCGGGTGGACGTCACTTCTGCCAACTCGCTCGATGAACTTCTGAAGAACGATAAAACTGCCAAGCTATACCGTGGCTATCTCACAGACCCCAGCATGTCGCCCGCGCAGAAAAGAGCCTACGCAGGGCACCTGAAGAACCGTGAGGATGATATCCGGGCGGCTTGGGCTGCGTGGGAGAAGCTCGGCAAACAACCGGGCGGGCAAGAACTCTACAAGCAGGTGCGCCAGTTCTACAAGGACATGTACACTGCCCTTCGTGCGGAGCAGGATGAGAATATCCGGGCTATGGGGCTCGATGACGCGGCTACAAACCGGCTTATCGCTGCTGCTCGGGGTGAGGATAGCCAAGAAGACCTCACCGACGAGAACGACCGTTTCCCCGGCATTCCGCAGAAACTGTTCCCGGACGAGTATTTCCCGTTCCGCAGGTTCGGTAACTTTGCTTTGGTTGTCAACGCAGGCGGAGGGCGTGAGCGCGAGCGGTACCACTTTGAAAGCGCATATGAGCGTAACCGCTGGCAGGCTAAGCGCGCGCATCAGCTTGGCCTCAAGAAGGGTACTGATGAATACAACGCCGCCTTTAAACAGCTGAACAGCCTAGAAGAAATGCGTAACAGCATGGCTGGTGACAGCGCTATGCTGGGCAAGATGTTTAAAATCATTAACGAATCCACGTTGATGACGAACTTTGACGCTACTCAGTTTGCTACTCAAGATCAGGCCAATAGCGCCGCTAAAGAGAAGTTGAAGGACCAGCTTTACCAAACGTACCTCATGACGCTGCCGGAGCGTAGCCTCCGCAAGCAGTTCATTCATGCTGAGAAGATTACTGGTAACAGTGCCGACGCACTGCGCATCTTCAAGAACGCCGCGACCCAGTACTCTTCGCAGTTGCCCAAGCTAGCATACGGACGGGAAGCACAGCGGCTTATCGAGACTGCCTACGACACGATAGACAAAACCAAGCGCGACCCCGCCGAGATGGCTAAGCTGCGTACGCTGGTCGATGCCTACGTCGGGCGCTACAGAGAAACGGTGGACCCGACAAACGGTCCCGGCAAGATCGAGTCTATGACATCGACCTACGCTTTCTTTAATATGCTAACTTCCGCGTACACGGCGGCTGCGCAGCTAATCTCGGTCCCCCTACAGGCCATGCCGCGTATGAGTGCCCGCTACGGCTACGGCCAGACCGCTAAGGTGATGGGCAACTTCATGCGCGTGTGGGATATGGCGAAAATGTTCGTGGATGTGGACCCCGCTACTGGCGAAAAATACTTCACGGCACCATCGCTCGGCAACACACCAGTAATTCAAAACAACCCACTGCGCCGCCGCTTCTGGGATGAGCTAAACAACAAGCGCGACCTGTTCTCGCAGCACTATTCGGATATGCGGCTGCGTGACCGCCGTACCACTGTCTACGGCACCGAGGGTGTTATGAGTAAGCTAGGCACGGGCTACGAGCAAACTGTGCAGGTTGCGGGCGCACTTATGAGCTCGGCAGATCAGTTGTCCCGCGAAATGGTGGGGATGGCATTCGCTGAACTTCATTATAACAAGCTGCGTAAAGAAGGTGTTCCGCCCGAAGAAGCGTTCGAGAGTGCGGTTCAAGCAGCAATAAAGAACACCGACGATACTCTTGGCAGATATACCGAACTCGATAAGATGACTGCCTTGCGTGGCGGCGTGATCAGGCGCTTCATTGGATTCCTACGTAACTACGCTGTGCAACGCACGAAGTACTACTTTACTCAGCTAGACGCTATAACTCGCGGTAGCCCTTATCAGACCCGCAGGCAGGCGTTCCATGAGTTGATGGGTACGGTGCTTCTCGGGGCTATGGCGGGCGGCGTTAAGACTATATTCGGTTACTCGACGGCTTGCTTCGTGATCGATACGGTGATGAAGAGCCTCATGTCAGATGAGGAGAAAGACCGGTGGAGGCGTGAGGACCCCAAGGCAGCTTTCGATTCTGACTATTGGCTCCGTAACGTCTGGATACCCTATCACTTCGGTGGTGCGGGCTCCATGACTAGCAAGATTGCCAAGCACGGTGCGCTTGCTGAGATGACCGGTGCTGACCTTGGCCCGCGTATCTCACAAAATAACCTATGGTTCCGGGAAATTCGTGAGGGTGAGACACCCTCGGGAACTCTCGCTAATATCTTTGCCGATAACTTCTCGGCCAAGTACTCCCAAGTTAGCCAGCTAGGCGATGCATTGGATGATTTCGCCGCAGGCAACATGTCTCGCGGCTTCTCTAAAGCTCTGCCTGCTGCGGTACGGGGTTGGGTTACCGCTAACCGTCTTGCAACTGAAGGTGAGGTGCAGCCGAGCACTGGGCGTACTGTGATGGGGCCAGAAGAGTTCACTACTGGGGACCTGATAAACCAAGTCCTTGGCGCAGCGCCGCTCAAGCTGGCCGAAGTCCGCGAAGAGAACCGTAAAATAATCGGCTGGCAAAAGGGCATGAACAACGAGCGGACGAAGCTCCTCGTGGAAACGCGCAAGATGCTGCTCGCTCCGCATACCGACCAAGATATCATTGAGGCGCGGAACAAGATCATCGCGTTCAATAGTAAGGTGCCTACGGTGCCGGGCACTAATTACGGCGACCCAGCATACATCATTGAGCCTAAGGACATCATGCAGTCCATTGAGACTTCAACGAAGAAAGCCGAGAAGAGCATTCGTGGTGTCGAGATGTCCGACGCGCAACGGGCTTACCTACTACAATAAAAAACCCCCAGTGCGCTAACACTGGGGGTAAAGGATAACCATGGAGGGAGCAAACCTCACCCCCTTAATATCACAATCGCCAGACGCGTAAACCCCTGATGCCCTCTTCTATATCGACCTGAATTTCCGCCGACATCCGTAGGCGCTTCATGGTGTCCAGCACGGTGGCTTTAGCCGCTGTGATATCGAGGCATGGGATGAAGAACGACGCGCCCTTGCAGAACTTACGCCATTCGATCTCGTAGCTGATCCCCTCAACTACCATCATTCAGGTTTTCAGCGTAGCTCATATCGAGAAAGTCTGAGTGGTTGCCGTCAAGCTCCAAAGCATGCACTCCCGGTACGCCGCTGACCTTCATGCCTTTGGTCATGCGCTTTGAGTTGGCCTCCGTAAGAATACCACGCGCTTTTAGCTCCTTAACTGTATCCGTGTAGCTAGTCTGCGTAGCGGCGCAGTCTTTTCTGAAGGCGCTTACGACGAGGAACATGCGTTTGGTGTCGGGCTCCCAACGAATAAGCAGTTCGCCCTTGGGCTCGACTATCGGGAATATCTGCATGTTCGTACGCGCGTCGGCCTTGTCGTTAACTACCAGCACGTTATTAATATGTCGGTTAATGTAGTCGCCAACAACGTGCATACAGTCGATGGGTGGGGGTGTAGTCTCGTTGCGGCTGTTGTGGATCATATCGGCGGAAAACTGGTAGATTTCCTTCATGTCCCAATCATGCAGTTCGAGGCGCTTGGCGATCCTACCCCCCGTTAGGTTAGCAGCTAGGACACTAGACCAGAAGCGTTCGCGTTGGGTAAGGTGCAGTTCGCGGTCGATCTTTTGCTGCATCTCGCGGAACCAGAGCCGCGCCGTGTCGCGGTTACACACAAGCCACTCTGCGTACTTCAGACCCGCATGCCCGTAGTTTTCCAGCAGCTGGTGGTCGAACATCTGCTTAGCGAACTCTATATCGAGCGCGCCGGAGTAGTCTATCTTGTACTCAAGCAGCCGCATGAGCTCACCGTCAGGGCGACCCTTAGAGCCGCCCCGCAGCTTCTCGACGAACGATGCGTTAGAAGAGCACAGGCCAATCGTCTGCCACTTGGTATTGTTGGCCCTCAGCTTGTTGCCGTTAGCCTCCATGCGCTCTTTGCCCTTACCGTTAGACATAGCGTAGAGTAGGTCAGATGCGACCTTCTCGGGCATGTTTGTGATTTCGTCCACGGTAAATGGCAGATTACATTTGACGCCCAGTGCTGTGATGCGAGCGTTCTCGGTGTCCTTAGGTCCGTTGCATAGTTCCTTCGGGTGGCCCCAGACGCTATTACACATGTGCAAGATGGTTGTCTTGCCGGTACCTGAGTTGGGGTGGATGACGTTGATAACCGCGCCGTTGTGACCGGAGAACTTAAAGAGGGGAGCGCCGAAGGCGGTGAGCGCGGCGAAGGCGTTGCCCTCCAGTCCTGTGCGGTTGTAGAGGTTGAAAACCTCACGCCACTTATCGAAACTACCCACCGGCCCCATGTGCGGCGCAACCTCCTCAGTGATCTCCGAAGGCGGGCTGTAGAAGACGCCGTCTACAGTTACTTCCCTATCGCCAGCGATAAACACGCTGTCATTATCGGCCCAGCCAAACTGCATTCTCATTTGCTCTTCCTTTTGTTTATCATGGAGGTTTGCTGCTGCCAGCATTACGAAATTGCATATCTCGGCAAACTGCTTCTTGTTGGCAAGGACGCTTTGGCTCGCGAGCGCTTCCCGCACCTTGTCCTCAGAGGATAGCTTGGATGTTTGGATACTAAGCTCTTTGACACCGTCGTTAGGTGTAGGCAGCTTGATGACGATTACCCCGGTCTTCGCGCTCGGGTCATACATGCGTTTGGTGATGAAGATATCATGGCGGTAAACGAGGATAGGGTCTGCCTCTGATGTACCCGTGGGGTCCTTGGGTGGCAGCTTGTATATACCCCCGTTCTTACCGCGCACGTAGGGGAAAGGGTATTCAGGGATGCGCAGTTTGGAGCTACTGTCCGCATCATTACCCTTGGCGATATAGACGCCGCCTGAAACCTCGGCGGTGGCGATCTCCTTGCCCAGCCCTTTGGGGCTATAGACGATACCTTTCCACTTACAGCCTTCGCAGCCTCCGGGGTTATTAGCCTCGAACTTCTCGCATGAGGTGGCCCCGCTGATCGTGGATGCCTTCTGCTCGGTGGCTACCGGGTCGTAGTCGGGGTGGCCTTGGGAAATCTTATGGATAGCCTCAGCGCTATCTTTGCAGACTGCGGCCACAGTCAGGGCGTGGAACCACCGCATGTAGTCCATCTCGCTACGGTTCTCGTAGTATTCCTTAAGCTGGTGGCAGCCTTCGCCCTTGAGGCTGCGGGTCATGATCTTGGCGAAGCTGTATTCGTTGTTATCCGCAAGCTGCTGCTGGAGATGTGTCAACTCACGCTTGACGGGTACCGTGTCACCAAACAGGGGGGAAATCTCTGTAGTTTTCACCCCTAGCAATTTCTTGAACGCACCGAACTCGATGGGCTTGCCCGTGCAGACTACGGTTACCTCTGCAGGTTCGTCGCCTTTGAAGTTGTATGTGCCGGGTATGCGCAGGATGCGCGCCACTTCGAAACAGGCAGGGTCCGCCGCGAGCCCTTGGGTGTTGCACACCTGCTGTAAGCGGTCTGCTACCATCTCCCACTCTGCGCGAGTAATATCTTGGGTCAGCGCCCAGTATACATGTAACCCGCGCCCCGAGTTAATGACGATAGGCCGGGGCAGTCCGAGGGTCTTGGTAAACGTCTGTAGGCTGCGCAACCCCTCTTCCTGTGTTGCGTAGGGTTTGTTCTCGCCGCAGTCGATGTCGAGCCAGAATGCCTTGAGTGCCTTGACGTTGTCCTTGGTGCGGTTCTTGTCGGTCTCGTACTTGGCAACGCCAAAGAAGGCGTTACGCCCTTGGGCTACTAGCGACTCCGCTACGCTGTCTGCTTCTTCCCTCGTAGCTACAAGCACCTGACGGGGGGCCTTGCCCTCCTTGATGCCTACAATGGCGAACCAGCCGCTCTCTGGTTGTACTGCATCAAGGAGGTCAAAGTCTTGCATAGGGCACCAGTTATCGGACGCAGAGCGCCTAGGGGGACAGGAGACTAGCGCAAATCAGGACGCGTTAGGAGAGGGTACCGACAAAAGTTTGTACGGCGCTGGTATATATGGGGGACGGATCACTCGTCCCCCGGAACCAGTTGTAAACAGTCTGTCTGGTAACACCAAACCGGTCGGCAACGACCGTCACGGGGACATCGTGCGCAATGCAGACCCTCCCGAGACGGACGCCTAGCCTGCGGTCATCAGCCACCTTATTTTGCTCAGCAAGCCGGAGGCTGTAACCCTGTGCCATCAGTCTGCCTCTTCGCCCCACGCACTGACAATGTCAGCGATGCCCTTCTTCGGGGCCGGTGTCTGCTCCTTCTTGGTAACGCGCTTGACCGGCTTAACCTCTTCGTCTTCCTCCTCCTCGGAGGTAGCAAACATGGGTGTCTGTGGTGCTACTAGCGCCGGAGTAGAAGAGACCCGGTTGCTATCCGCGGTCAGCTGGATGTACCTCTGCGTTTCGGGATCGCCCTGTGCGGCATCCACCATATCCACTTCACCCTGCGTCAGATGGCGGATGGCCTTGAAGTTAAGCACCATTGAGTCCGCCTCGGTGTCGAACGCAACTTGGGTAACGACCGTATCGAGACCTTCGCTGTTCGAGCGCAGGTAGTTCTGGTAGCTCTCGTAGGGGTGCGTATTGCCCGTACCCTTACCGAACAACGACTTCGCCGGGACGTTCATCTGATATACCTCGCCGCTGGGATCGCCCTCCGCCAGCACCGCAATGCGGCGGCTATACCGGCATGCGCGGCCCTTACCGTTCTTGCCGGAGCCCATCACGTTCTGATCGCATGTGACGCAGCTGGCAGCTTGCGGATTGCCCGCACCTGATTCAGGTTTATCGCCAAGGTTAGACCAGCAGTCTGGCAGCGTCGGCTTTGCGTCGGGATCGTAATCGCCAGCATAAAACGTGCGGCTAACCTTGGGTAGCTGGTCCACGATGATGACGTTGATCTTATGCGGGATCGACTTGCCGATCTGTTCGCCGCCGACGATACGTTTGAAATTACCGTTGAGGGACGTAGCAATGCGCCGGATGCCGCCGCTACCACCACTCATCTTAGACGTAAGCTTAGACTCACGCTTGACGGTGGGGAGGCTGGACTGCTCCTCGAAAATAGTCAGGTTACTCACTGTGCTTCTCCTTACTTAGCCGTAGGCTTGCGAACATGGACAACGTATTTGCTATCGATCTGGAGGCCGATAGGGAGTTTATCTGGGTTCTCGTCCAGAAACTCTTTTAGGTTCCCATTGTGGATACGCTGCTCCAACAGAAATGGGGCGTCGTTCTCTAGGATGAAATTGTACATAGACTGCCAGTCAGTAGTCCAATACCGGGACTGGATACGGCGGGATACTGTGCCCACCGAAGTCTTGATGCTGTCAGCCCCCGTGTCGTTACACACCTCAAGCAGTTGGGCACCGACGTCGTTCAGCTGCTCACGCAACTCCGCTATCTCCTCCTTATGCTGAGACTCTCTCTCATTGATGGTATCGCGCAGCCTGCGGTACGCCATCACTAACCCGTCCAAGGGGGTATTTTGGTCTGCCATGGTTTGCTCCTTTATTGGCTTTCCGACGATAGTCTTACATTATACAATGTCAAGCTTCGTTAGGTATGTTTCTTCGATCCACATAACCCGAGCGTGGGGCGTAGGGGTGATTGGTTCGCAGTGGTAGTCGGGGCCGTGTATGCCATCCACCAAATCCGCCACCATAAACCCATCGGGGTAAATTAGTCGGTACGCGCTCTTGGTGCAGTGGGTAGCTCTAAGGTACAAGTTCCGCTTTACCTCAACGCGGTCGCCTAGCTTAAACTTGAATACTACGGGGCATTCAGACATTTTATCCTCCTACCATCTGCCAATAAAGGTCGATAATTTTCTGGTGGTTGTCAATGTTGCCTTGCAGCATGTCATAAAGGCGGTTCTCCACCTCGCTGCCCTTGATGTGCACGATGGTCATGGCATTCTTCTGGCCGGGGCGGTTGATACGGGCGTTGGCTTGCAGGTAAGTCTCTACGCTCGTAGTCGGTGCGTACCAGATAATCGTATCCGCCGCAGTCAATGTAAGTCCGTGGCTCGCGGCTTGCGGCTGGATGATGAGCACATACGGGTCTGGGTTTGCTTGGAACTGATTGACGATTTCACTGCGCCTATTGACCGACACCTTACCGTTGATGACCTCGCAGGTGATCTTGTTCTTTTCTAGGTGAGCTTTGAGTAGCTCAATAGTGTGCGTGAACGGAACGAATACCAGCACCTTGTGGCTGGCCTCTTCGATAACCTCCAGTACGGTGTTCAGGCGGTTGCTAACATCAAACTCCACCACCTCGCCAGTATCCGTGTAGACCGCACCCCCGCTGATTTGGAGGAGCTTGTTGAGCTTAGTGGCTGCGTTGATCGCACTAATTTCTTCACCGCCCGCTTCCATGAGCATCTGGTTTTTGAGGAGGTTATAGTATTTGCGCTGCTGCGGGGTGAGCGGTGCCTCTCTGTCTACGTGCGTAACGTCAGGTAGATCGAGACAATCTTTGCGTTCGAACCGGATAGCTGGCTGCAATACCTTGTGCACGATGGCTGCCGCTGCTGGTTTAGGGACCCACTTGAACTGCGTCACTTTCATCATGAC